GCTTGCCCATAAGCCTACAGGAAATCTGAATGGCCCGTAAAGCCCCCAAGAAGGTGCAAAAGGTTGAGCCGCCCAAGCCCGCGCTCAACAAGCCCGCGCTCAACAAGCCCGCACTCAACAAGCCCGCGCTCAACAAGCCCGCGCTCACACCGGAGCAGGAAGCCGCGCTGCGCTACGAGGTCGCCGCCAAGGACATCATGATCCGCCGCCTCGCACGCGAGAAGGAACGGCGCGGCGCACTCAACAAGCTCAATGCTTACGCGCCATACGCGAAGCAACGCGAGTTTCACGAGGCCGGCGCACTCTATCGCGAGCGCGCCATGATGGCGGGCAACCAACTCGGCAAAACGACCGCAGGCGCAGCCGAAGCCTGCATGCATCTCACCGGCCGCTACCCTCCCTGGTGGAAAGGCCGCGTGTTCGACAAGCCAATCCGCGCCGTCGCCGGCTCCGAAAGCGCCGAACTGACCCGCGACGGCGTGCAACGCCTCATCGTCGGTAACCCGCGCGACGAAAGCGCATGGGGCACCGGCCTCCTGCCGCGCGATACACTCAAGAACTGGACGCGACGCAACGGCGTCTCCGATGCACTCGACGGCATACTGGTCGAATGGGGCGGCGGCGGCGACGTGCAGATCGAGCACTCCTCGCTCAACTTCAAATCCTACGACCAGGGCCGTGGAAAATGGCAGGCCGACACCGTCAACTGGGTGTGGTTCGACGAGGAGCCGCCACTTGACATCTACAGCGAAGGTTTAACCCGCGTCTCCTCGACCGGCGGCATGGTGTTCTCTACTTTTACCCCCCTCCTGGGTATGAGCGAGGTGTGCCGCCGCTTTTTATTGGAGCCGTCGCCCGATCGCGCCCTCGTCACCATGACGATCGACGACGCGCCGCACTACACCGCCGAGCAACGCACCAAGATCATCGCCGGTTATCCCGCTCACGAACGCGAGGCGCGCGCCAAAGGCATCCCGGCGCTCGGCAGCGGTCGCATCTTCCCGATCTCGGACGAGGATATCACCATCGCAGCCCGAATTTTCCCGCATGAGTTCGCCCGCATCCGCGGACTGGACTTCGGCTGGGATCACCCGTTCGCATGCGTCGAACTGGTGTGGGATCGCGACGAGGATGTCGTCTACGTCGTCAAGTGCCACAAGATGCGGCAGGCAACGCCGATCCTGCACGCCGCAGCGATACGCGGATGGGGCAACGAATGGGTGCCGATCGCGTGGCCGCACGACGGACTGCAAGCCGACAAGGGATCAGGCGACGAGCTGGCCACGCAGTACCGCAATCAGCACCTCAACATGCTGCCCGAACGCGCAACCTTCGTGGACGGCGGCAGCGGCGTCGAAGCCGGCCTGATGGAAATGCTCGGCCGCATGCAAACCGGCAAGCTCAAGGTGTTTTCGCATCTCACCGACTGGTTCGAGGAGTTCCGGCTCTATCACCGCAAGGACGGCAAGGTCATCAAGGAGTTCGATGATCTGATGGCGGCAACTCGCTACGCGCTGATGATGCTCAGATTTGCGATAACAGAGCCGGTCAAGCGCCCACGCATGCGGCCGGTAGGCTCCTGGCAGGCGGCATAGGAGGACAGCATGTCTCTTGGCCTCGCGTTCTGGATACTCATGTTGATCTGGTTGGTCTTCGGCTTGGTGTGGCACTTCGGCTATATCGGCACCTACGGTCCTGTCGGCAGCACGCTGCTGCTGTTCATCCTGTTCCTCTTGCTCGGGTGGAAAGTCTTTGGACCTCCCCTGCACGGCTGAAGCAATGATGGACCGCCAGACCAAGATGGCGATCAGCGTGATGTTCGTGCTGATCGCGTTCTGCATCACGCTGTGGCTCTACGGCACGTTCAGCGGCTGGTATGAGGGCGGGTACGACTGATGCCGAACACGTTGCTGACGCTCGGCGAGCGACAAAGCCCCCAGCAGCGCAACCTTTCCTATCTGGGACAAAACACAATCCGCAACGTCCCGCCGAATTACAACACGCAATTGTCGCCGCTCGATGAGATGGCGTTCCAGCAATGGGTGGCGCGCAACAACGTGCCGTTCGATCCCAGGCCGACATCCGACTACGACATGCGCGGGTTCTATCGCGCGCAGCAGCAGGGCGATCCGCGCGCGGTGACCGAGGTCAATCCGAACGACCGGCGCATGCATTTCACCGACGCTTTCAAGACGCCGTACCATGAGAGCTTCTCTGGCGGCAGTCAGTATGCAGGGCCGGTCGCACCGCAGTGGAACGCACTTGATCAACTGATCTCTCCCGGCGGTCGCATCCTGTTTGACGAGAGACGCAAATGAACACGCTGCGCAATCTCGGAATGCAGCCGTCGCAGCCAACACTCGCGAGCTTCGGGCAACGCTATCAGGACATGCCGCCCGCGACGTTCGACCAACGCTTCGGCCCGTATCAGGCCCCGCCGCAGACGATGGGACCGGATGAGCGCGACATGCTGCGCCGGATGATGGAAGAGCAGATGCTGCGCAACACGCCGGAAGGTATCGTGCCAGGGCAGCAGCTGGTCGATCCGCTCGGTCATCGCGGCGAGCGCGGCCCCGCCGGCTACTACATGCTGCGAGGCATCTGATGCCGGTCCCGAGCTGGATGCTGCCGATCGGCAGCGGCAACACGCTCGGCAACCTGGGCGCAGCTGCCGGCACGTTTCCCGCGCCGCCCGTGTTCCGAACGCTGGGCGACATCGGCAATCGCGGCGAGCCCACCGCGCCCTATATCGGCGCGCTCGGCCCGCGCAGCGTCACCGGGCCAGGACGCGGCTCGCCGGCTGGCGGTCTGCCAGTGCAGGCGCGCGAAGCGCCGAGCCTCATGCTAACCCGCGAGCGGCTGCAGCGCGCCCTGGACGATCATCCAGGGCTGGCGGCCACACTGGCACGCAATCGCTCCGCAGAGATCGGACCAACCGCATCTCCCGAAAAGAGAGCTTGGTACGATGCACTGGTCCTCGATCGTGCAGCCGCTCGCGGGGAGCCGCTCGACTATACACTCACCAACTCGGCGTACTTCCCGCCGACCACCACCGGCTATCGCGGCCCGGTCGGCAACTACGCCACTGACCCGGCACTGTTCGCAGGAGCCAACCCGGCGAACTTCGCCACCGGCAACGCATCGCGCGATCCTGCCACCGGCCGTCAGGTCGGCTTCGGCGGCGGCCCGCAGACCTCCTCGATCGGCAGCGGCAGCAACCCGGAGCGCGGCGGCGTCGAGCGCCAAGACCTGCCCTACGCCCGAGCCGTCGGCTACACCGGCCCGGACACGACGCCGATCGGCGTTGTCCCCGGCGCACCCCTCGGCATGGATGCGACAGACCTCACCTCGGGCGGCTGGAACACCACCGTGAGTGCCGATGCCGGTGCGCCAGGAGGCGCTGGATACGTTAATCCCGGCCGGGTGGCGCAAGGTGCCAGCACCGATCCCGCCGAGCTGGTGCGCAAGGACGAGGAGAGCAAGTTCAACCTGGCGCGGCTGCTCGCGGGCTTCGACTTCAAGCCCGCAACACCGGCCAAGGCCGCGCCGCTCGGCTTCGGCACCGCATCGCCGTTCAAGTTCGCACCGGTAGGGCAGAGACGCTGATGGTCGACAAGCTCACATTGAGCGACCTGGGCGGTCGCGTCGGGCGCGGCACCCCAGATGCAAATGCGGCGTACAGCTTCCTGCGCACGATCGGCAGCTATGTCGCGCCCGATCTGACCAGCGTTCTGACTGAGCCGGAAGCGCCGTACCGGGGCATGATCGGCCCCGGTGGCCAGCTCGTCCCGACTTCGAACGGCAAGGTGCCGTCGACCGAAGACCCGCGCACGCGCGGCATGCAACAGGAGCTGGTCGACCTCGCCAGCAATCTGGTGCCGGTGGGTGGAGCTGCCAAGGTCGCTGGCGCGCTCACGCCACTGATCACAGGCGCAGCTCGTCGCGCTCCGACAGTCGCGGCGCTCGGCGAGGATGTAGCACGCGCGCCATTGAGCTTCTGGGCGCATCATCCCGACATCGCTATCCAACCCGGCGATCTGCGCGCCTCGACACGCTTCCCGACAGCCAAGGGCGCACCAGATGATCCGCTCAAGTATCAGCTGAACATCGGCCTGCCCGAATTTATGAACACGCCTGGAGCAGCTCACAACATCGATCTGCTGCGCGACTATCCCGGCTTTGCTCACCTCAAAGGCATGTCGGATGAGGACGCCGTCAAGGCATTCCTTGAGCAAGCCAAAGGCAACATGAATTACCTGTACGAGAAGGCTCCGCAGATCATGCGCGAGCGTTCGCCGCACTGGTACGAAGGTGCGAACAGGCTCTCCACCGCCCTGGCGGAACGCTACGGCTTGCCACGACAGTCCACGTCGGCGGCAATCGCATCGCTGTCGCCACAGATGGATTGGTTCAAGAACGCATCGCTCGCAGAGCGCGTCGGCAACACCCTGACCAGCGCAGCTGCCGGTCGCCCGATGACAAGCGAGATGATTGCGTTCCAGCGAGCAACACCGTCGTTGAACGCTGAAAAATCGCCGGTCAACGAGGCACTGTTCCAGCGCATCAAAGGCAAGACGCTCGATCAGCTCTCCGATCCTCTCGACAAGGCTCTCTGGATCAGGCTGCACGACGAAGCTCACAATCCGCGCAATTACCGAACGATCAATCCCGAAGGCATGATCGGCGACTTCGTACTGAACCAGGGCGGCGAACCCGCCAAGGTAGGATGGGGCGCGCTCGGCGAAATTGAAAAAGCGGTGAAAGCTTATGAGAGCGGCGGCTCAATGGATGTCATCTCGCCGGTCCTCGGCACCAAGCACAAGGTGCGATCGTTCTACAACAACATCGAAGTGCCGAACGATCCGCGCTTCGGTGATGTCACGGCAGACACTCATCAGGTCGCAGCTGCGCTGATGCGGCCTCTCAGCGGTTCAAGCCCCGAGGTGCAGCACAATCTGTCATCGGGCGGGGCGGCTGGTTCCAGAAACGCCCTGTCCTCTGCAATCACTGGTGTCCAGGGCACCTACGGCTTGACCGGCGAAGCAACCCGGATGGCGGCGCGCGACCAGGGCATCCTGCCGCGCGCAATGCAGTCCGCCACCTGGGAACCTGTACGGGAGCTATTCCCAGCGAAGTTCAAAACTGCTACAAATAACGCGATCGTAGACGACGTTTGGCGAGCTGTAGATCGCGGAGAAATCAGTGTCCAACAAGCCCGAGACAAAATTGTCGAAATTGCGGGAGGAATTGGAGAGCCGAGCTGGGCAAGACGGAGTGTTGTCTTTTCTGATCCGCGAGAACTTTCCACTTACCGCTGAGAACTACGTCAACGCGAATTGGCCGAACGGCTTCCCCGAGGAGCCCGATCCCGAGGATGTGGAGCTGGTCAATCTGCTGAAGGCCTACGAGGCTGAAACCAAACCAGCCTAACGCGCTCACACATCGCGACCACAACAGCCGCCCCTTCTGGGGCGGTTTTTTATTGGGAGAAACAGATGGCCGACGAACCCGAAAAGCACCGCACCTCCGCACCTAACCCGCTGCCATCTGACGAGGAGTTTACCCCCGGCCGCGAGCCCGACCATGAGGCGCATCCACCCGAGGATGAGTTCTGGGACAACATCATGTTCGAGGAGAACGACTACAAAATTCAGCACTACCGCTCCGCTGCCCAGCAGATGGCCAACGACTGGGGCTGCAGCGTCAAGCTGCACTACTACGCGCTGCCGTCCTATCAGCGCACCAACGGCGTGATGCTGGCGGCGTTCATTCCCGCCGACGAAAGCAAGGCAACGCTGCCGCCGCCGCCCGCCCCCCTGTCCAAGAAGAGCAGATAAGCGATGGCCTATCGCAAGCGCAGACGGCGGGCGCGCAACAAGGATGCGCCCGTCAACGAGATGCCGGAAAGCAAGGACGAGACAACGTCCGAGGCCGCGCCCGACGACAATCGCGTGCCCGCCGGCCAGAACGATCTGCCGCCGAAGAGCGCCGACACCAATGACCTTGAAGCCGTGTTCAAGGAAGCTTTCGATCGCTACGAGCAGGCCTGGGAGAAGGACCGCGAGAACCGAGCCGCCGCCTACGACGATCTGCGATTTCTCTCCGAGGAGGAGGCGCAGTGGGATGGCGTCGCGCTGCAGCAGCGCAAGGACGAGCAGCGCCCGATCCTGACCGTCAACAAGTGTCCGCAATTCGTGCGACAAGTCACGGGCGACATCAGGCAGCTGCGGCCGTCCATCCACGTCGTGCCGGTGGACGAAAAAGCCGACGACATGGTGTCGAGCGACGTGCTGCCCGAGATGGTGCGCTACATCGAGCGCCGATCGGACGCCAAGGCGAGCTACTTCAGCGCCGCCGATCAGATGGTCGCCGCCGGCATTGGGCACTGCCGCGTGTTCACCGAATACGCCGCCGGCACCACGCTCAATCAGGAAATCGGCATCATGCTGATCCAAGACGGCGTGGCCGTCGTCTGGGACCCTGATGCCATTCACCCAACCCGCAAGGACGCCAACTACTGCTTCGTGCCGATCGACATGGCGCGTAAGGCGGCCGAGGCGCGCTGGAAGAACAAATCATTCGACGCGCCGATGCTGCATGAGGCGTGGCAGGGTTGGTCGACCGACGACAGCGTGCGGATAACCGAATACTGGCGCAAGGTGCCATGTCAGCGCGAGCTGGCGGTCTATCCCGATGGCACGATCATCGATCTCACCGACGACGAATACGATCCGCAAGCCGAAGAGGACATCGGCTATCACGGCGACGTGCCCTACGAGGAAACCGACGACTACGGCCCGGAACAGGACGACAAGCCAGACAAGGACGAGGCCGACT